GGCGTGTTCATCTCTAATTTCATCAAAGTTATTACATCTCACGGGCTTTTCTGTGCCGTGCATCGGCTCCCACCATTCATAACCTGTTATTGGATCTCCTAAGAATCTGAGTATTGTATCGCCTTTTAGGCATTTAGTATAGCCGCCACCGCTTGGCTTTGGCGCTTGGTAATCTGTAGGTAAAAAAGTCATTTTTGTTTGGTTAAAATGTTAATAATAGTCTTCTTAAATTCTGCATCTTTCTTTAATAAAAAATACCACTCCTCTAATTCTGTGTATTCTCTTTTCCATATATAGAGAACATCTTGATACCCTCCTAATCTCTCCTTTTTATTGTAGTACGCTACTGTTTTTGCCCATTTATCAAATAAGCCTTTTTGCAGTTTTTCGTATAATAGTCTGGCTTCTTCGTGTTTCATTTTTGTTTAGTTAAAATGTTAATAATTAATTGTTGTAAAGTTATTGATTCACTAGCAGCCCTGACCTTGAGAGCTATGTGAATGTCGTTAGGTATTTTTATATTAATCCTCATAGATGTATTGTAAATCTTCAATTGTTTTTAAAGCATCCTGTAGAACTTCTTTTTCACTATATTTAATATTATCTCCATGTGTGGAGATTATACCTTTACTATATACTGATTCTATAATGGCTTTGTATAAATCTTCTGATATTGTATAAGTTTTCATAATAAGTTTAGTCTGATTCATTACAAACCTAACTAAACTTATTAAACTAACCAAACAAACTAATAAATATTTTATACTTTGAAGAATGGCGCAGCGATTTTCTGGCCATTTGTGGTCTTGGTTTGCCACTCTGGATAAGTAGTGGACTTATCATTTAAGAACAAACCGACAGCCGCTTGATAGTTGAGGGCTACTGAGTCAGATTGATTCTTTTTAGTTCTTACCGTAGACGTGCCGCTAGTCTCTGTGGCGTCTTGGTTTAGGCTGCCCACGCCATATCTTCCCACATTGGTATTTTGTTGTAATATAAATTGACCATAACAAAAATATATAGCTGCTTGCATTAGGCCGTTTTGTCTCACAGTCACGCCGCTTCTATTAGTATAGTCAGAGCCGAACCATAAGTCGGTAAATCGTTGAGATCCAAATTGATTACTAGAAACCGTATAGTCATTTAATAGTAATAAATAGAGTTGATCGCCTAGGAAGGTTCTAACTGAGAGGCTTTGGGTTTCTCTTATATACGGCTCAATTTTCGCGTCTGTGATGTTAGCGCTAATCTCTCTAGCCTTTGCAATGTCGGCCTTTGTAAATAATAACTTATCCTGTAGTAGTGCCATTGTCTGCCATTTGAGATGATTCAAATTGATTAGGTACGATACGCCCAACATCTAAACCGAGCTTCTCCATTTGGCGCTCGATGTGGTTCCGTGTGTCTTTGGTTCTTAGGTTCATATAAGTATATTCATCCGCCAACTGCTGAGCGCTGAATATAGACCCTTCAGCCAAGAGGCCCATCAAGCCAGACGGCACGGAGAAATTAGTCAAGATTCTTTTACGAACGCTTGATAACGTATTCACAAATAAACTATCATTGTTGTTAGCGGGTACTTGCTCAATTAGATTGCTTGTATTTTCGCTATCCTCATCCACGCCCACAACTATAATAGAATTGGCGTTCGCTGCTCCCTTGAGTCCGTTGAGCTTTGCTCTTATTGCCTCCTCTTGTTCTTCGCTATCCCCAGAGGATGGATACTTGAAAATAGACATAGATAAAAAGCCGTTGGTAATATTTCCAAGCTCAAATTTCTGTAGCTCGTTATCACTTTGCGCTGTTTCAATAATTGGATCAATGGAGCTAAGTGGATACTCATTTTTTTTAGGTGTTGAATAATAGACCATCCCTTTGGCAGTAGTCAAAGCCTCTACGCCGTTTTGCTCAGCTTCATAGATGAGGTAGCGCGTAGGGTTCTCGACGTTGTTAGGTAGCGCTTGGCTGTTGGTAGATTCCCAATTGTTAGACACTCGCACATCTCTAATACGTCCCTTCTGATCTGGTAAGCCAAGGCGCACAAACTCAAAGGGTATATGCTCAACGCTTTTAACAGATCCGAGGCCGTTACTATTAAGGTGTAGCGCGTAACCGTTGTAAATTGCTTGATCATTTGAGATGCTCCACAGAATATCGTTAGCGGATTCGCCCAAATTATTCACAACGGTGTCACCTCTCTCAAAGCCGTCGCCGCGAATAAAGTTAGCGATCAAATTAACTGAACTAGTAGATAAGGAACTCAAATTTAACACTGCCTTTACCATTTGAGGGTAACTATTATCGGCGCCGTAATACAAAACATTTTCAACGGTGTCTCGTGGTGTGGCGATTCGTTGATAAAGAGGCGTTTGACCCCCAAGAGTTCCTAAAATATCCATCTATTTTTTTACTTTCTTTTTCTTGTACGTCTTTTTAGCCGTTGGCTTTGCCTGTGGTTCTTCCTTCACCCCGCCACGTTTTGCGGCGAGGTTTTGAAGAAAAACAGACTTATATTTAGACTGTCTTAGATTTCCCATATTATGATTTTAATGCAACTACAGCCGCAAGCGTTGCCGCGTAGTCTGTGACTAACATTGGCTTAGAATATCCTGTTTCAATACCCCCCGCGTCAGGCGTTGCAAGTTGTACCCTGTACGCTCCGCCTGTCTCGTTGTCGGCGGGTATACGAATGCTCGTAATAACATCAAGACCTACGTCTACTCCCAAAACATTACAAAAGCCATTTGATAAACTTGAGTCATTTGGCCCAAATAAAATAGCAATTTGAGGCTGAAAAACCATAGCCTCCAAATTTCTACGCTGTGACGCTGAAACATCAAACACAGAAAAATCAACGGTTAATTTATAACCCGTGCTGAAAGGCTTTTGTTGTACTTCCTCTTGAAATGAAATTGATTGCTTTAATCCTTCAAACTCAAAAAAGGTTTTACCCGATTTCATAGTTATTCCCGTAATTAAGTTATTATCTGTGGTATCAAACGCGATTCCACCTACTTCAATATCATTTAAATTGGCTAAAAACAAACGCTGTTCGATTCCAACTGCAAGCGGGTCACTGCAACTAACAGTACCCCCGCTAAAGATTCCCGCGCAACTCATTATTGCTTTCCGTAAACGATTTCAGAACCTAAACGGTAATTAATACCCCACTTAAAAAGCGCTTTGATAAAGAACAATTCACTATTATTTTGCAAACGGTCAATTAAAAGCCCGCTTCTGTCTTCGTTCATCCAAGTCGCAGCCTGTAGCTGTCCTTCTTGGCTTGCATCAAAAACCCCTAAAAGCATTTTGTTTTCTGGTATTCCACAAGACACTATCGGAATCCCTCCAAATCTAGGTACTCCGCCATCCATTAGATTAATTCCTTTCGTGATGGTGGCATCTCTATAGGCAGAATATAGCTTCTGTAGATCGGAATAACTTACAACAAATTTAATCGGTACTTGCTCTAATATTGCGGCGGGGCAAGCGTCAATCATATCTTGCATTTTGTCGATAATATTAGCAGCAGTCAAAACCGCTCCAAAGGTTACATTATTAAGATCGCCGTCGGTGTCCGCGTCAAGTTGTTTAATTAGACCGTCGGTAATAGCAAGGTGAGCGCTGCCGCTTGTTGTGTCTCCATTCCATATTAAGGTTTCAACTCCCGCAGCAAGGTCAGACGTTGCAAGCTCTTTAACCGCTGTCTCTGTGATTGATGCAAGTTGAGCCTCTGTAAGTTTACCTCTGTTATATTGCCATTGGTATTCGTTTTCGAAATCCCTAATAGGCGAAAATGTTCTATAATACATCGCATCGCCCAAAGTGATTAATCTATTAGTAATACTAAAATTTCCTACTCCTGTGGTTGGTGTAAGTACAGGCGCGTGTAAACTATTTTCTGTACTTGACATTCTAATAATTTCAACCTTATCTTGATATTTTGGTCGTACGTTGACTAATCCTCTGTCGACCGTGGTTGCGCCTAATACTTTTTCTAAGTAGTAGCTCGGAATTGGCGTAATTCCATTTGCATTAATTGTGATCGGTGTAATGTTGCTCATGATATTTTATTTTTTTCTTTTAATTTCATTTTTGTCTTGTTAAAAACATCAAACCCATTTACTGGTTGCGTTGGTTGTGATATTTTGTTATGTCTTGGCGCGCTGCCTTCGCTTACGATCTTGTTTAAGATTTCCGCTGTGACCTCTCCGACCTTTGCTTCTACTGCTGTGTCTGCATCCGCCATAAGTGAGGCGACTACGGTCTCAACAATAGCCGTAATTTCTGCAACTTGTGCCTCATCGAATGCGGCAACAATGTCACCTTCTTCGACCTCTGCGCTTACGCTATCAGCTTGCGCCTCTGTTACTGACGCCTCTTGGGTCGCCATATTGTTTCTAAAATTTTTTAATAATCCCATATCTATATTTTTAAAATATGCCACGGCTTTAAGTGGCTCATAAATTTCTTTTGCAAAGCCTAACTTTACAGCCTCCTTAGCTGTAAAAATGGTCTCGGTGTTCATTAATTCTTTGACCTCCTCAATTTCTAACTCAGTCTTTTTCTCATAAACTGACGCCACTATCTCGCTAAACTTTTCGAGGCTGTTAGCCACTTGTCTAAGTTCATGGTGATTCCCTTGGGTCTGGTTTATAAGTGCATTATGAATGGCAAAAGTCCCCGTCTCACTTATCATGGGTCTCTCATCTCCACTCAATGCGATCACGGAACTTATAGATCCCGCTAATCCGTCGACATAGACTTTAACCTCACGTCGTTGTAGCATGTTATAGATTGAGAGACCCGCAAAGACGTCTCCACCTTGGGAGTCGATATGTAATTCAATAGGGTCTTTTGATTTTGCAAGCTGATCTCGCACACTATTTGCGACTTCTTGCGTTATTTCACCATTTATATAAATGACCATACGCAAATTAAATGAAAAATATTTATATTTGAGCAAAAAAAAGATGTTAAAATCAATTTTAAATGTCGTAACTGATTTAATCCCCGTAGTTGGGTCGATTAAGTCTAACTTAGAGAGTAAAGATTCTGGAATTGGTAATTTTTCTACTCCTCGCATGGTGAAATCTATTGTTCGCCTTGTAATAGCGGTTGCCGCGTGCTACCTTCTAGTAAAGGGTCAGATTACAGCTGATGAACTTAAGGAGCTTACAAAGTAAAAACATGGAGGAATGGTTAACCGAGCATTGGGCTACATTGCTAGCGGCCTTGGGTCTGGGTGGTGGTGGTTCAGTTGTAGGCCATAAAATGGTCGACAAAATACAGAACAAGAAAATAGAAAAATTAGAGATAAAAGTTAGTGAGATTGATAGTAATATTAAAGTTAATGACGGCGTAGACAAACAATTTAGAGCAAGCGTAGAGACGCGCTTGTCTAGTATTGAGACGTCTTTATCTACGCTAACGAATCACCTTTTAAATAAAAAAAAATGAGTCGTCTTAATATGCACCTCACATTATACCGCTTTTCTGAGTCGCCAGAATCTACTATTGGCCTCCTCTATGAAGGCAAATACTTTAATTGTTTTACATTAGAGGATCAATACCAAAAAGTGAAGGTCGAAGGTGAGACGCGTATCCCCGAGGGACTATATAAGGTAAAACAAAGGCGCGTTTTAAGCGGACTTACTAAGAAATACCGCGCTAAATACCCTTGGTTCGATTATCATTTCGAATTACAAGACGTGCCGGGTTTTAAATATGTTTACATCCATATAGGTAACGATGATGACCACACCGACGGCTGTATTTTAATAGGCGACAGACTAAAAAGTAACAAAGTAGACGACGTAAACAACCTCGGAGCGAGTACGCCCGCCTTCAAACGACTATACAAGCGCATGAAAGACGCTTTCACGGTCGAAATTGACATAATTAACGTATCAAAGGATCCAGAAAGCGCTTGGCCCAGAGTAACAACGCCGTGACGGTGAGCAGTAGCACGCTTTAGTGTTTGGCGAGGTCAGAAGTGAGGACTTACCGCGTAAATTTTCCCCCAAAAAGTAGCAC